GTAGGTAGCGGTGTTTCAGGTATACCTTGAAATTTTCTTTTTAATAAATCTGCTATACCTTTTGTTTTTTTCTTAGGTTTTGGTCCACCAGCAGGACCTTTATTTTTTTTCTTTTTTGTATCTTTAGGTGCCATAAGTCCTCCTTGTTTCTTTTTCTTTGGATCAAATAAATCCATTTGAATTAATTTTGGCTTTCCAAAATATTTCTTTTTTAGATCATTATAATCTTTTTTACTTATAGATCCATTATCTAATGCTTGATCTAATTTTTTAATTAAAATCCTATTAAATATTGGTCCTACTTTTTCAGCCATTTAACACTTCCATCTTTTCCTTGCTTGCCTTAACCTCGAATTAGGATCTGCTGCAGCTTTTGGAAATTTTTTCATTTGTCCTGCGCTTCGTGCACAGAAAGATTTGCGTCGCTTTGCAGCTTTTGAACCTGGTTTTACTTTACCAGTGACTGCTGTTTTTAACTTTGAACCAGGATTGTCACGACGATATTTCGCTACCCCAGCCTTTGTCATTCCCGCTCCAGACTTTGTGGAGCGGAAATACTTTTTAGTTTTCGGTGGCTGTTTGTCTCTAGACCTAGCCATATACGAACAATACAGAAGTTACGTTTGTTAACGTAGCATGTAAAGCACTTGGAAAGTCTAAGCCATCAGCTGAAAAATCAACGTTTATTGTAACTGTAGCAGAACCAGGAGTAGCAATAGTTGCTAGTGTTGCACCACCAGAACCATTCTTTAATACGATTGATCCTGCGCTTCCTGCACAAACTGCATAAATACTATACAATCTTGCAGCACTTGCAACTGCATTTCCAGTACTTGTTAGTGTTGCTGTTTCTACACCAGCTGTTGTTTTAACTAATGCCATTTAAGCCTCTTATGCTAAGTTGTTATTCTGAATGTAAAGTACAGTTACTGTAGCTGCACCTGCAGCACCATTACCATTAGCTGCCGTGTAGATTGCATTTACAGTTTGATCAGACGTACCAACATCAGTACCATCAGCACCAATTGTACCTCTAGTTGTAGCTACAGCTTTTACGTTTGTAGCTGCAAGATACTCGTCATCATCACCTGCGTGACCAATTTTAACTGTTGCAGCTCCGCCATCATCAGACGCAGTTGTAACGTTTAAAATTACATCAACGATCTGTGAGTTAGCAGGAATAATACCTACAGCTGTTGTGTTAGTAGCACCAATAATATCTATTACTGCTGATTGAGCCATCAATACAGAACCTGTATTTGCACTAGCTCCTTCTCTTACGGTACCAGCTTTTACTGGACCCGAAAATGTAGTTGTTCCCATGTCAACCTCCTTTTAGTTGTCGTTTTAAGTCTTGGGTAAGAATACTATAAAATAAAAAAGGCGCTCTTACAAGCGCCCTTTTTCCTAAGAAAGATTTAGTAGATTTTATGAACCTTCAGATCCGTATACACATCTTGGATCTGAGAATCCAAAGCTGTATCTTTCACGTGCTTTGTATCTCATGTTTCCAGTGTCAAAGTCACCTTCCATACCAGTAGTAAGCGGTGCTCTCACAAAGTGTTTGAATCCATTAGGAGCATCTGTTTTGATGAAGAAAGCATCAGTATCTAATAGATAGTGGTTTACCACGTATCCATCAGGTAACATACCCATGTTTCTCATCGCATTGATGTCATTGTCAGCAGTACCGACTCTTAGAGTTGAGTTTAATACTCTATCAGCTACAAACTGTGTATTTACTGGGATGATTAATTTTCTTCCCTGCATTGCAATTTTTAGCCCTCTTTCATCGATAAAGCCTGCAATATCAATCATTGCTTGCTCTAATGAGGTTTCGTTTAAGTCTGCATTCGTTGCACTCTTGTTAGAAAAGTTTCCACCAAGTGCTGTTGGGTGTGCAGTGTTTACTAAAGAAACACCATCACCACCAGCTGTAGTGAATGCATTGTTTAAGATTGTAGCAGCCTTGACTTGCTTTGTGTAAGCCATGGATCTTGCTAGTGATCTTGTGTAACGAGCAGATAAAGTGTCATACAAATTGTCTTCGACAGCTTCCTCAGTCAAACTGAATGCTAGTGCAACAGTTTCGTGAGTATATCTAGCTGTAAAACTCTCAGTTGCTGTATCAAATTGTACAGCTGCACCTTCTTGTTTTACTGCCGCTTCGCCGAAGCCCATGAGCATAACTTCTTCTTCAAATGCTCTATCGCTTGTTTCTTGGTCAAAGATCTCAGCATGTTCATTCTCATAACGAGAATATTCCATACCGAACAGGGCGTTTAAGCCAGGTTCCAGTTCTTTGGCCAGTTGTGCTCTATTAATAGCCATAGTCTAGTCCTCCTTATACGCCCGCAGTTCCTGTAGATGCTGCTAGCTGATGATTATTGATTTTTACAACTAATACCGAGTTAGCCGCTGTAGTGTCGTTACTCGGTGTATCATAAAAGTCTAAAATTTTCAGCATGTAAGTAGCATTTCCAGTTGCTGCAGTGCTTGAATCGATCTCAGCTTTTGACATACCCGTAGTGGTGCTGCCAGCTGCCATGATCATTTCTGCGTTGTTACCTAAATCGGCTGCTCCGATGTCGTTTGCATCCTGTTGAGCAATATACAGTTGATTNACATCATCTGATATAAAAGCTATAGCATCAGTTGCCGCTAGCCCGTCAGGATAATTGTTTCGGAACGTCGGTTTGCTTGTAGTTGGATCTGTATAGAAACAACCCATGAACACACCACTAATTGCTCCAGTGATTGCTCCAGCACCACCTTTAACTTCTATTGAACCGTCAGCTTTTAACTTGACTGGGTCACCTGTAAAAAGTGCGCTTGCCCCACTAGAGATTTTATATTTAGTAGTGCCTATTGTTCCACCAGGCGCTGAGCCTTGTTTCGCAATTGGACGTAAACCGAATGGCGCATCTATATTTGCCATGTTAGTCTCCTTCTAAATATCTGGAGACAGTAATCTAACCATTAGACTTCTTGCCCCCAAATGTTACTCTGCTTTGCCTTTCCTGATGGATTGGCATGCTTGGGTGCTCTTCCTTATGTAAATCGTTCTCTATTGATTTAGTTTGGTCATGACTTTTGCCTTGGAAGTAGGCATCCCTATCTTCCTTAACTTCTTCAGGACATCGCATCAATAGCAAACCTCCAACTCCAATGACACCTTTGTATTTACCNTCACTAATGTGTGGTAAATCAAGTCNNTCNGGATATTCACTAGCCATAACTAATTCATATCCGCTTCGTAATCTACCCATGACGTTTTTTTCGTCTTGTTGACCACGAAACTCTGATCTGACCCACCTATGGTGAAAACCTTCAGGTGGTTCTGGTGCATCCAAGTTAGACGGAGGTACCCATCCTCTAGGTCGAGCTTGTTTATCTCGGGTTTCGAGCTTGCGTGAGGTTTTGTTTATTTTTTCTGTACTCATTTACGCCTCCTTCACGTGTTTTGCGTACTCTTCAAGTGGCACACCAAGTTTTTTTGCAATAGCTACCTGTGAGGGTGTGAGTTTCACAGTGCGGCGGCCTGATGCCGATTTTCGTACAGCTGAAGCAACAGTTTGCTTCGGCTTACTTTGATCCTCAAACTTTTGAGGAAACTCTTTTCGTATTCTACGATCAATTTCATTATAATACTCATCTGACGTTGCGTCAAATCCTTCTGCAACTAATTCGTCGTGAAAAGACATCGCAGTATACGTCATAGCCTTGTCAGTTCCAAACCATTTATTGTCTGAAGCCCACTCCTGAGCTTTAGGATCGGGTTGTCTTTGTTGTTGAGCTGGTTGTGCATCAATCGCTTGTTCAACAGTAGTATCCTCTGTTCTTTGCTCTTGTTGCGCTAATTTATTTTTTCTTAATCGTAATCTTTCTTTTTCTATAGCTAGTTGGCCCATTTTTTCTTGAGCTTCTACTTGCTTTTCAACGTCCCCAGCTTCCATTGCTTGTTTTAAAGCTGACTTTAATAATGTTTCAGTGGAACTTATACTAGCTTCATCTGATGTAACTCTTTCACGTGAAGTGTTAATAGTTGTAGCTTGTAGATTTTTATTCTCTTCCTGTACTTTTTTAGCATATTCAATTGCTGCTTGTTCACGTCTTTCAGCTTCACGCATTTTACGTGTAAGTTTATCAATACGTCGTTTTACAGATTGAGAGTATTCCTCTAACTCCTCGTCCTTTTTTTCTTCCTGTACTGATACTTCAGGTTGATCTTCTTGTTCAACTTGAACATCACCCTCTTTTTTATCATCTTCTTTTACTTCTATTTCGACAGGATCACCCGAGGTATCTATCGGAACCATCTTGTCTTGCTCTGATTGCACTGTTGGTTGCATGGTCTCCTCCACGTTACATTATGTTAGCTGGCAAAATATCTCGAGGATCATCAACAACAGCCAGTATTTCATCGTCATTAATTATCCTTAGCTCACCACCATC